CTAGCTTCAAGAGCGACTTTTACTTTAGATGTTTTAGTAGCCAATCTTAACCTCTGTTCGCCTTAGCAAGCGACTCTCTTTCTTTCTGCTTTTGTGCATAGTACGCACTTAACTGATCTTCACCAATCTTCAGTAATTCAAACACAGCTCGTCTATCTTGAATATCATATATATCCATAATAGCTGCTAAGCCAGCATAGTCTTTACCCATCCAAGTGCCACTCATACCATCCCACTTATCAGGAAGAGTGTTAAGTAGCATGAGAGCTTGTTGACATTCTAGCTCTAAACTAGATGGGTCTTTTGGAAGTTGAGTTTCATCAATTTCCCAACCCATCTGTTCACACATTGCTATGTATTGATCTTGGTTCATACCTCCAGCAAATAAAGAATTACGGAGGTAGTCAGTTAGTTTTTTGCGTTTTCCTCAGCTCTTTGCTTAGAAAACTGTTCAAAGTCATTCATCGCATCTGTAACGAACTGATCAAATACTGTAGATGACCTTAATAATTCTAAAGCTTCCTCTTCACTATAATCAATATTTTCATTTGCGTCCATTGAAGAAATGTCAACAGGAAGAAGTACAGGAAGATGCTTTACTTTAAGCCCTTTCCAGCCAACAATCGCTTTTTCTGCATAGTGGTCAAGAAATTTATCGTTATCAATTTCTTCTTCACGCTGACGAGTGCGTTTATTAAATTTGTAGGTTAAAGACTGATTACGAATTTTCATCAAATCCTCACGTGTTAAGTAACGAAGATTAACCTGAAAACCGTCAATATCTGGAAATTCTACCCAGGTGGTGGTCTCTTTAGCGACCAAGTTTTTAATTTTACTCATGATTCCCCTCATAAATGAAGAGTGCTTATCACATATCTGCTTTTCTAAGGTGAGGGGGAACCTTGAATCGCAAGTGATAAGCACTCAGCTGGTTTAAAATGTTAATGTTCCCCCTCAGAAACATTGTGCTAATAATTACTTAGCAGCAAAGATTTTGACTTCTCCGCCATCACCTTTGTTCGCAGTGTTCTCCTGAGCAACAAAGTTAACAGACATTGAAATAACGTCTTCAACTGCAAGAGCAGGAAACTCAAACTGAACAGCATCAAGTTGGAAAGCAACATATGGAGCAGTTGTTCCACCAATGATAAGATTAGCATTTGAAGTTTGTGCAGAAGAGGTACGTGAATCCTCAGCAATATTGCGAAGGAAACCAGCAGACTCTAAATCACCTGCACGAAGATACATCGTTGCTGAACCTGTTACAGCACGAGAACCAGTAAACTGGCCAATAGGCTCATTAAGGCTAGCGAGTTCTTCTGGTGTTAAGTATGTAATGTTGTTGTTATAATCAAAGCTTACAGCTGTTACTGGGAAAGTAAACTTCTCATCCGAAGCTGTAGCTGAAGCTTTATGGTGAAACTCAATTGCGCTAAGACGGTTCTTAATGAATGAGTTTGTTCCAATTGTTCCTGCAACGTTCATCTGGTTAAATGGGTGATAGTGTGCAGTTACAGAGTGCTCAGATGCATTTGAATTAGCAGTTACACTTGAACCATCATTCAACACACCACCAAATACTGAAATAGCATTATCACGCTGAGTGCTGGTTAACTCTTTAAGAGTTGTACCAAATCCAGCCCAAGTAACTGTTGAAATTTCTTCAATTCCGGCATCTACAGTTGCCTGATTAACAGTAGCGTTTGACACCTGATAAACAACGTTATCTAGCTTAAAGTATAAGTGGTTTTCAACTGCTGTTGAGAAGTTAGTACGTGAAGAGTGTGCTCCTGCACTAGCAGCTACGTTAGTAGTTTCAAGTTTACCACCAGTTGCCCAAACAGATTGTTCTGTTGTTCCATCTGCAACTTTTGTGTTTGAAACCAATGACTGCCACATAAACCAGTCAGCAACTGGTTTTACGTTACCAGTTTGAGTAGTACCTGCGTCAGTTCCATCAGCAGCTGCACCAGTTACAACACCAGTAGGGCGAAGATAGACCTGAAAGTTCCAATCAACCGGATTAATAGCAGTGTTAAAACGCTGCTGTGAGCGATCAGGGTTTGTTCCTGATTCCAATGAAGTAATATCCTGGGTAGCAGAAGACGATGTTGCTGCAAATCCTGCTAAGACCTCAAGTTTCCAAGTATTTTCTGGTGTCATAGCAGTGACAGCAGCACCGTTGAGCAAGTCAACTGTGGACAAAAATACCTCAGAATTTCTTTGTAAATTTAGAGATGCCATCTCTTTTTCTCCTTATCCGTCTAATCTATAGACTAATGTTAATTCAACCTCTGCTAATCCATAAGGAGTTGCTAATCCTTCATCTGAGGTTATACTATCTATAGTTATATCTAGTATACCTTTATCAGGATGGTCTCCGATTGAATAGATAACGTGCTCAATATCTTGAGTAATGTCATCTACGAGGCTTTGAGAATTAT